TAAACGCTGATACTCAAAGTCATCACCAGCTAAACGAGCTTTCTCTGCAAAATCAGTGTACACAACAGATTGAGCTTCAAAAGTCTTAGCGCCAGCCAAAGCTTGTTGCAGAGATTTTTCAGCAACAGCGCGATCTTTAGCAATGCTAGCTCTAACGTCTGCGGCATAACGCTGAGCGTCTTGGTTGCCTTTTGCAACTTTTTCAGCAGAATCACGATTGAGTTTAGCAACGTCCATGTCCTTGCGGTAGGCTTTGTTCTGAGTCAGAGACCACTCATGCTTCGCTTTAAGTTCCTTAAGCATAGAGTCAGGGTCCATACTAAACAGATGCTTGCGATCTTCTTCGTCCAAGGGTAAACCCGCTTTAGCAAACATTTGATCCATTGCTGCATAACGAGCAGGACCAGAAATACTTGCTAACTTAGGAATTGCTTTACCAAGAATTTCATCACGGTAGGCATCTTCTTCTTGAGAAGCTTTGAGTTTGGCAGAAGCAATCTCTTGTTGTTTGGCTTGAATTGCCAAAGGATTCATCAGCTTAGCTTGCTCTGTTTCCATCAGGATTTTATCCATCTGGGCTTGGCGCATGGCTTGCTCAGATTGAGCAGCATTAGCCTCATTACCCATTTGAACGCCAGCAAGGATAGAACCCCCTGCTGGACCAAGCTGGTTAAACATTGTAGATAAATCAGCCATTAGCGACCTTTCGATGTAGCAGTCAACGCAGCCAGAGTCAAGGGAGTGTTAAACATACCGTACTGGTTGCCCATAGCTTGGTTGCCCAAGGTATTTTGATTTCCTTGCATGTTGCTCAAAGCATTCAAACGTAGACCTGCAATCTTGCCAGCAAACTCGTTAGCACGAGTAGCATACTGACTGTTACGACCTGCAGCAGCATCTTTACGGTCCATTTCTTGCTTGAGCAAGTTGTACTCAGGAGAACCTGGCATATAAGTGTTCAAGATGTCTGCACGGTTTTGGTTGTACATTTGTTGCTGTCTTTCCGCCATTTGGTTCTTGGCGTACATGTCATACAAGCTACCTGCACCGTAAATAGCTGGAATGGGATTTTTCATTGCCCAGTCACCAGCAGAGCTAGCTGCTTGACCGAAGTTACCAGCCATCAAAGAATTTAGGAAACTAGGACTACCTTGAGTGTTACCAAGTTCTGTAGGAGAAGCTAAAGGACCATAGCCCTCGGAACCAAACAACGCTGCTTTGTCAGCATTACCACCGTAAACAGGAGCAGTAGCTGGAGTTCCTGTTACCGCAGTACCAGTACCCATGTCATAGCCATAATTACCTTCACCACCAGCAGTACCGTAAGAAGGAATGTTACTACCTTGTGCTACGGTGTTAGGAGTAAACGCTGGGGGAGCTGTAGCAGGACCAGCACTCAATCCAGTAGTGTCAAATCCATTAGCCATAGTGGAGGCACCCGTGTCAATGCCCTCGCCCAATGAGGCAGCAGGAGGAGCAGCTCCAGGAACACCACTACCAGCACCCGCACCACCACCAAACATTTCGCTTAGTGTGTTGAAACCGCCGCTTGCAGGAATACCTGTATATTCTGAACCAACACCAGAACCTGCTAAACCAGAACCCAGTTGAGCTACACGTCCAAGATCACTGTTTAGTTGTTTTTGTGAACCTTCGCTAACCAGTCGTGATGTCACCAAGCTAGAACCTGGCAAGTAATAATTACCAGCAACTACTGCAGCGCTTTCTACTGCATCTCTTAATTTGGTAAACCAACCCATAATATATTCCTTAAAGTTATGCGTGAACTCGGTCCATTGTCACAATGAGTGATGGAGTAGATGGGCGAGTTGGGCTTGTTTGTGTGCCCGTTGCTTCAATTGAAATGTTTGTGGTTGTTGTAGACCACATTAGTTCCACATAGTCAGAAGCAGAAAGTTGAATAAAAAAGTTCCATGCCGGTAATGTTTGACCATTAACCGCACCATGTTTATTTGGAACAGAAACCATAGAGTTGGTTGCTGCTACATCCGTTCCATTCTTTCGTAACCAGATAGATACATCATGGATTGATGCGTCTGAACTGGATAACTGAGCACTAAACTGAACGTTATACAAACCCGCACTGGCGGCAGTAAATCTAGAGTTACTAACCACAGAACATCCGTTGGTGTAGTCTGTGGTGTCCACTGTCATTGCGTAGGCTGTGTTAGCAGCCGCCGCTGTTTGAGTAGTATTGTTGTGCCAAGCACCGTACTTAATATCGTTAGCAACTAAGGTTGCATATTCTGCAGCCGTTAGGTGATAATACTGACCTGACGTACCACCCTGTAAGCCTGTTAGCAGGGAGTGGTTTTTGTTTTGTAAGTCAGCAATAGAGCTACCCGCTTTGTCCACTTGAGACCATGCAACAGCTCCTGTTGTTGACAGGAGTGTGTACAACTGGTTATACCAAGAGACCCATGCAAAGTCACCGTTGTCCGCTCTCGTGGGTGGTGGTGGTAAACCAATAGCCATTAGTTACCCCCTTTGTTAATATCCACTTCTATGCCTTCTAAACGAAGCAGGTGAGGCAAAGCGTATGTGATTTTAATTGCACGTCTACGGAACTGTCCAAGTCTAAAGATAGCAGGAAGGTCACCGTTAAAGAGAAGAGCAACTGGTGTTGAGAACGTCTTGTAGTCATCATCTGACCACGACACGTTAACCGTACTGTTTACCAAGGTGTCATCAGGAACGTCACCTACTAGAGTAAGTCTGTGCATAAACTTACGGTTCATGCTGTCAAAGTCTAGCTTGGCAGAAATGGCTGTACATGTGATAGCAGTACCTGCATCTGTGTACTTCATTTCGTCCATTAAGTAAACCTTACCATTAGATTTGTCTAGAATGTAGGCACTACCGTTAGGACCGTCAGTACCATAGTTACCAGTAAAGATGCTTGTTCCTGTTTGCCATTCATGCCACATTTCTGTAGAAAAGCTGTACACCAAGGTACGAGTAGACAAACAAATTACATAACACTTCTGTCCAGAAACCCTGACACAGAATGCTGTTGCATCTTTTAAGGTACTACCTTCACCAAGCAATGCTGATTTAATAGCAGGAATACCAATTTCTTTTTCTTTAAATCCGTCAATGGTCCAGACTGTGTGTCCACCATTACCAGTTTCACCAATAAAGATTACTTCTTTTTCTGTTTGGATGACGGAGGCAGGAGCAACTGTACCAAATTGTTGCACCGCGCTAGCATGTCTACCCAACGGAGACCCTGTAGCGTTAGCTGCATCATAAAAGTATTCAACCGAGTTTGATCCAATAGCATAGATGTAGTTGTTGTTTTTAGACAGGGCAACGATCTTATCAGGATACATCTCAGCAGAGATAAACTCACCAGAAGTCCATAACAAAGGATCGTCTAGGTTGCTGTTGTAAATGTCCTGAGTACCAGACTTAGCTACAAACAAATACCCATCCAAGAAGATTGGGTGAGGAAGATGTGGTGTAGGGAAGTCTGCGTCAGTAATTTGTGTGTAAGTACCTGGGGCAGTAAACACATAACCGTTAGTACCATCCAATAGTACCAAAGTTACTACGCCCGTAGAACTAACAAATTCTGTAAAACCAACTTGTCCTGTAGATGTAGCAAGAGTTAGTACCAACGTACCGTTGTAATAAACCTTGTTACCGCTTACGGACATGATGTAAGAAGTACCGCTTACAATCCAGTTGTACATACCACGACCCACAGCAGAGTTAGTGGTGTACGACTGGGTCATGCCAGGACGACTTTTAATGTAGTATTTCTTCTGTTCACCGATAGGGCTGGCAATAACCTCCGTCATCATGTTGATTAAGCGAAAGTCTTTGCTGCCAGAAGTATCACGTTGTTGTGGGTTAGCAATAAAGTTAACCCGCTTAGTTTCATATGTCTGTACGACGGGTGTTTTACTGTAAGCCATTATCGTCCTACATAATCAGGTTGGAAGAACATGCTGCCTTCTTCCATACCGAAGCTCAGGGCTGTTTGATGGAAGCGTTCTGCTTGTTGTGTTAGGAGCTGGCGATCTTGCAAGGGGAGTCCATACTCAGGTGCAAGGCGATCAGCTAAACCAAAGATCATTGCTTCTGTCCAGTAGGGAGGGAAGTCAATGTCGTCAGTGGATGCTGTCATGTCCTCAAAGGGACGCTGATAGCGAATTGTAATTGACGTCGTGCTGTCAATGGGCTTGGGCCACAAGTTGATAGTCCCTAGCTGCATTTGTGGCTGGTAGTACAAGTTAACAGGAGTACCAGACGAGAAAGCTAACGGCAATTGGTTGTAGTTAAAATCTGTGTAAACGTTCAAAGGAACGTTAGATGTGGTTGTATCACTGCGCCATGCTTGTGTAACCTTCAGTGGCATGGGAGTGTTTAGTGCTTGACTAGCACCAATTTGATAAGCAGCTTGATTAGCAATGGTAGTGAAGGTGTAACTCTTCATTGCCCACACAGGCATACCATCTGCTTGGAAACCCTTAATCATAGCGTTAAGAGCTTCCGCTGCTTCTGTTACCTGCGTGGCTGTGGCTGTGCTTCCACCAGACAACACCGCAAGCTTGCGAAGAGCAGCACTGATGATAGCGTCACGTTGAAGCTTCCATGTAGTTGTTCCAGAAGTAGCCATTATATTCCTTAAGCTTTATGATATTCGGCTTCTGTCAAGATGCCAGGTTTGTATTTACCTTCAGGTTTGAAGATGGTCAGTTCTTGTTGGCGCATTTCAGGAGCAAAGCTAATGTGCATCCAACGTCCAAACTCATGGATCATCTGGTCAAACTTAATACCAGCTTTCTTAACTTCTTGGCACAGTTGGTAAGGGGTTAGCTTAGAGGAGCTAACATCAATTGCCCAACCGTCCATGTGACTAGAAACCTTGCTACCGCCAACAGCAACGTTAACAGCAGGCAAGCGGAGCCAAGAGTTGATTCTCAAGGGACCTGTAATGTCACGAAGCTGCTCAAGCTTTGCAGCAGCAATCTTCATGTTCTCAAGTTGTACAGTAGAAGGCTGGTTGTCAATACCGTTACGAACCGCGGTTTCGCTGTAGGTTGCTTCTTCTAGGGTAAAATGTTCCGATAATTGCAAAGTTAATCTCCCGCATAAGCGCCACGACGAAACCATTCTTTTCGTACATTACAATTGGCACAGAGTAATTGATATTCATCTTTTGGATAACCAGCTTTCATAATTTGACTATAAAGTTGATTTCCTGTGATGCGACGTCCTTTATCATCAACATGGTTTTTACCATTGTCTTTGATATGATCTATTTGAAGAACCAGAGGATCTGCTTCTTCGCAAACATTACAGCAACCACCATACTGTTGATAAACTTTTAGTTTATTTTTCCAACGGCGAATTTGACTGTTTCTGTTAATTTGTTCCCATGCTTCTGGACTGATCCAAACTTCTTTTCCTTGTTTGTAACAGTTTAAACGCCAACCATCCTCTCGGATAGTACCACGTTTAATTCTCAGTTGCATCTGCTTTTTCCATTGCATTGTTAAGTTTAATTGCTGCTAACCAACCAATAAAACCACCGATTACGGTAGAGTAGGCAGGAGCAATGATTGGGAAAATATCTTTGTTGTCAATTACACTGTTAGGCATGAACATTCCACCAAGCAATGTGACTGTCATAGAAACAATCACAAAACACAAGGTGTAAGCCATAGTTTTTGCAATAGATAAAATTTCTTTTTGGAAGTCCGTCATTGTTTTTTACCCATAATTTTCTCAAGAGTACGACCACCGAAGTAGGCACTCATAACCAACATACCCCATTGACCAAGCAGTGTTACATAAGCTTCTGCAATGTGGAAACCAAACCCGTCAAGCACAGCCATTGTAATAAAGGCTGTTAACAGGTATACAAGAGTCATAGGACGAATGTTCTTAGACAACCAAGAGTCAGACGCCATATCTGCTTGCCAGCGTTCAGAAACACCCTTCTGCTCAACCTCATACTCTTTGCAGTCAATCTCTTTGAGCTTAGCTGCAAGGTCTGGATTGTCCTTCAGTGCTTGGGTAACAGCAGAAGGCGTTGCTTCCACTCCCAGCTTGCTGGCAATAGCATTGATAGCCATACCACCTAGAGGTCCTGCAACAGCCGTTGCAAGGGCAGGAGCAGCCCCTTTAAGCATGTTCAGTAGTTCGTTCATTATTTAGCCCTGTAACACATCTCAACTGCATCCTTTACAATGATGTACAGGTACAGCTCAAACGGTAGTATAATAAAAAACAGCAGTGTAAGTAATACAAGAAAACTTACAAAAGCGGTCTCGCTAGAAGAATTGCCAGAGTTAGTGCCCATATTTCCATCACCACTAGGGCCATAACAATGACCCATAATATTCGTTGTCTTATCTTGTTTACAAAACGTTCTTGGCGTTGTATTGCTTCTTTACGTTTTCTAAGGTTTAATAAGTGCGTAGCTTCTTGTTTTTCTTGTACAAGCCCAAACATTTCAACAACGTCTGTGTACAAGGCGCCCAGCTCTGGAGGACTCTGATAAACCATAATCTCCCTGATTTCCTTTTGTAGCTTTTCCATTTCTTTCTGAGCTACTACATGGTCTAGGGAAATATCAAGTAGTTCATCTGGATCAATTACTGCAGTGTCAATCCGTTCTTGTTGTGCTTTAATCTTCTTGTCAATGGCAATCATACCTTTGAAGAAGATCTTTAAGTTATTAGTTAAGTCTGTTTTAATTGACTGCTCATCCTTGACAACAGGAGAGGCCCCCCTAGGTTTCTCAGATTTCTTTACATCTGGAGCCGCCTGTACGGGGGGACTTTCTTTATCAGGAAACAGTTTAGACTTTAGGAAGTTCCAAACACCAACAACCTCATCAACGTGCTCTTTGGCTTCGTCAAAGGTTTCCTTGGCTTTTAGAACAACCCCTTTATACTCCTTGTACAATTCACATCCCTGCTGTATTGCGGCAACAGCAGCATTCATTCCAGCAAGGATTGTTAAAGGCATTTTATTTAGCGTGTGTAATTAGAGTCATTACTACCCCACCCATGCCTGTAAGCAACACACCACATGCTGTGACAAGGATGCTTTCAAGACGTTTAAGGCGAGCATTTATTACTTCATATCGTAAGGCACAAACTTCTTCATGTGAAGAAAGTCGTGCGTCTGTTGCGTCTACAGTGTTCATTCGTCAGCCGCCTCAGGAGTATTGCCTTCTTCCAGCCATTTCAAATAGGCTTGGTAGTCGCGGTTGGCGGGGTCGAAGGGGATGCTTGCCATGTCTGACAAACGAATGATGTTTGTTGGTTCTGGAAAACCAAAAGGTTTATTGAGTTTGTACATGATTAAAGCTCCGCTGATGCTGCAATCCAAGGAGTGCCAGCAGTATTAACTAAGGCAGCACTGTATCCAATCGTTGCGCCAACCAATGTGGAATCCAGCCATATTTCGTTTGTACTTTGACCAATAGCAGACAAAGCCGATAAAACTATGTTTCCAAAAGCTGACTGAACACTAAAATTTGTTACGGTGTCTGATGTAAAAGTTGGAGTAGATCGCATTGTTACTGGCAGAGGTACAGTGCCTCTCCAAGAACCTGTTGTGTAGATATAGCCCATACCAAACGAGGCGTTAGAACCTTCTCTTGTTTTCCTGTAGTAATACCGCTGACACAAAGCCAACTCAGTACCATACGGGCGGTAGTCAAAGCTCGTTGCTGTTGAGCCTTTTTCTAGTTGAACGCCTGTGATGTAGAAGGTGGCTCCGGCAGTAGAGCCAAGTTTGATGTTTCCAGTTACGCTATAAAAATTACCTGCTTGCCAAGCGTTTGCAGTCGCAGTGCTTCCAAAACCATAGCCCATATCCCAAGTAAGGCGTGCGCCAACACCGTTATCTGTAAGCCATGTGCCAGACGTATCGCCAGTAATCGTGACGGTTTTATATTCCCAAGTGTTGGCCGCATTAACTGTGTATTGGGCTACATAGCTTCGGTTCTGTGCGCTGTTTTGAATTGCAAATCCGTAAGTTCCTGTAACGCTTGAGCGAACCCAAAACGATAAAGCAACTGTTTGTGCATTAGCCGTACCCCATCCAAGGTCTGCAAAGTTAAAGCCTTCAATGTTTTGGTTAATACCTGCGTAATCACCGCCAACAGGAGCTACCCCTGTAGTCGCTGTAAAAAGAAGGCTATTTGTAAATCCAGCAGGAGCCACAGTAGATCGTTGGCCTGTCATTCCTGCACCAGACGCACGACCGTAGCAAACCATACGATCTACGGGATAAGCAGCAGACCCACTAAGGCTAATACTAGCCCCCGCATTACGCTGGTCAATCACCATTGCACCATTAATAATGCGGTTCTTAAATCCTGTATATTGGGTGTTGCTGTCCAACAGCCCTGAGTTAACTTGTGTTAATGGCATAATGTTTACTCGTAGAGAATGTTGATTGAGCCAGCATCGAAGGTATCTGTTCCGTTTGTTGTGGTAATACGAACACGGTCGAGAGTGGCTGCAAGTGCTTTTGAGCCAGCGATACAAAATATAAAATTTCCGCCGCTAACGCCCATGAAAGAACCTGTCATTGTCCAAGTGTTTGATCCAATTAAAGTAAAAACGTATGTTCCATGTCTTGCACATGGAGCGCCAGAGTCTCCATAGCTGTCAAAGCCAGTAGTAGATTGAACAGCGGCAGGGGTTGCGCCAATCCATCCCGCTGTACAGTTGTACCCAGTGGTTTCAATTCCACCAGACACCCCCAACTGAACTCTAGTATTTGCAATACCGTTTGTACTTACCCCGTTAAACATCAAAGTAATACGCTTTGCCCAAGAAGGGATTCCAGTAAAATCAATGCTGGTTCCTGATGTGGTTGTTTGAGATGTTCCCGCTGTAAGCAACGTGCCTGTTGGAGTTGCATTAGTGCCTACTTGGGCTAAGTTTACTGCTAATGTCATGCTAGTTGTTCCTCAGTTGGTCGTGCCAATGTTGGGTGTTCCCATTTAGCAAGATAGTCGCCACGACCATCGCTGTCGTTTTGTAGCGTGATGACGGTCATGAAGTCACGATCTGTGAGTTCTGGATACAACGTAATTATTTTTTCATAAAGAGTCATTATGCTGCCCTCACAAGAGATGCTTGGAAATAATTATATGCTGCATCATTAAGAACCGTAGCTGCTTGTGAAACATACAGATATCCTTCAAGATAATCTGTTGATCCATTCATATAAATTAAAGCTGAGCCAGTTAAGTTAGCAGAAGTACCACCACCACCCGTTGGAATGTTTGTAATGGACTTAAAAATTGCGCCGTTCTTGTAAATGTAACTGTAAAAATTTGCAGCACTTCCTGTTGTTGAATAAACACTTAAACTAACTTGATAATATCCAGCTACTGTTGGAGTAAACCTGTAGTTTGTAGTGTTATCGTAGTTGTTGTTAGTATCAAATTCTTCAACGTTAAATTGAATCTTTGTATATGTTACAGAGCTAATAGCTTGAGTGGAACCTCCACGAACAGCACTAAAGGTGGGACCCGTAGCTCCCACATTGGTAGCCACATCTGCTTGCACTACTGCGCCAGCGGCGATCTTTGCTGTAGTAATAGAGTTATCTGCAATCAGAGTAGTACCCACAGAACCAGTAGTAGCTGGAATAGCATTTAACACAGAGCTTACAAAAAAGCTTTCTGTTGTTACTAAGTCACCCACAGAGGCAGCGTTAACCAAAACAACTGTAGTACCGTTGCTTGCTGTAAAGTCAGCAGCACCTAAACGCACACCGTTACGGAACACGTTAATGTAGCCTACAGTGTAGCTGGGAACGCTGAAGGTTGTTTGACCCGCTGTAGCTGTAAACTCAGTTACAGTGCGATAGGCAGTTGTTGTAACGCCACTGGCAGGA